TTTAAAAGAAGTTGATTATGGAATTGAAAATAGAAAATTTTATGAATTTATTAAAATATAATGTGTAACCCATATATAGTCGCTGGTGCGTCTGCTGTATTGCAATATCAAGTTGCTAATGCTCAACAGAAGTCAGCACAACAACAAGCACAAAGACAAAATGAATTAGCTTTAAGAAACAGAGACGCTAAAATTACAACTTCACAAAGACAGTTAATAGAAAAAACAAAAGCAAGATTAACTAGAATTGGTGATGCTGAAAAGACTAGCAGAAAGAAAAGGTCTATTTTTAAAACTAATAGAGAAAATATTACTGGTAATTCTTATGAGTTCTTATTAGCAAATTATTATAGCACTGAAGGTGATTACAAGAATAGAGTTTTAGGAAATATCGAAAGAAGTAAATTTAATTATTTATATGGAACATTACCTGCAATAGATAACCAGTATCAAGGTCAAAGCACTTATGTGCCTCAAGTAAACCAAGGTTACAATGCTTTAAATTCTGGATTAACTTTTGCTTCAACTTACTACGATTATAAATCCAAAAGAAACAGATATGAAACTGATGTAGACCCATACGATTATGGTAGTTCTGAAAGTCTCTCATACGATGGATGGGAGGATTAATGGCTAAAAGAGACCCAAGCGCAGAATTTAATCAAATGCCAGAAATGACTATAGAAACTGTTGATTACAACATGTTCTATAAGCCAGAGGCAAAGCCAGTTAGTGCTGGTTTACAACAATTATCTAAATCATTAGCTGGATTAGTACCTTCTTTAACTAACTACGCTATCACTGAAGAAATTAAAGCATCAGAAAAAGAGAAGAATAAAGCAATAGCTGATTACAATTCTAACAAAAATGCTTTCAAGGATTTAGTTAAGTCTGGAAAAATACCAGAAGGAGCTAACCCACATTACTTTAATAAAATGATGGAGTTAGATTTAACAAATAAAGCTAGAAAATTTAAAAATGAATTTGATTTGTTTGCTTCAGAAAACAGACTTGAAGAAAATTTAACACCAGATGCTTGGAATGAAACATATGAAGCTCAATTAAAATCTTTTTTTGAAAGAGAAAATATCGGTAAGTATGACCAAGTAGCTCAAGCTAAAGCATTTTTTAATAATACTTCTACTTTTAGAAATGAAAGAGAGCAACAGTTTATGGCTAGTAGGATGGCTTTTATTAAAAAGAATACACAAAACAATGCTATTAAAAATTATGCTGGAATGTTTATTGAAGCTCAATCAGATGGATTAGATAACGATACTTTGTTTAGTAAAATTAAAGATGAAACAAAATCTTTTATGGACACTGGAACAAGTGGTGAAAGAGCTAATGATTTATTCCTAGGTGGTTTTAAAAAATATTTAGATGTAATTAATGACCAAGATGGATTTGACTATGCTAGACAAGTTCTTAATGGGATGGGTGACCTAAAATTAGGTACTGGTTATTTTGCTGGTGAAAAAGGCAGAAGAAGAAATGAAACTGTAAGATTAGAATTAATAGATGAGCTTAATGCTAAAGAGTTAGAATTTTTAGATGGAGAGAAAAAACTTTTTAATGTTAGAGACGATAGACAAAAACAAAAATTAGGTGAAGAGTTCTTTAGAGCATTTAATGAAGAAGATTTTAATTTATCAACTTTTAGTAATCAATTAATAGAAAATTCAAATGGTGAGTTAGTTTCTAAATATACTAAAAAAGACCAATTTTATATTAGAGGTTTAAATGAAGCTTTACAAAAAACAGTTACAATAACTACAAGCGATATTGGTGCCTTACAGACTTTATTAGATTTAGAAGAAAACAATCCATATCTTGTAAAACAAAAAGCTTCAGAGTTTGCTAGAGATGGAAAATTAAATAATTCTGATTTTAAATATTATTATAATTCTACAAATAGAAAACAAATTACAGAGAAAAATAATTTCTTTATTTTAAGTTCACCATTCCAAGATTATATGTCTTTGTTTAAAGATAAAAACATATCTAGTGTTCCTGGGTTTGCATTGGAACTGCCAATGTTAAAAAGTAGATTTAATACAGACATGGTTGATTGGCATAGAGAAAATGTAAGCGACCCACAATACGAAAACAAACCTTACAAATATCAAAAAGCATTTGATGCCCAGGTTAAATTTTTAATGGGGGATATATTGGCTGACAGTAAATTCATACAAGCTGTCTACGATACTTTCGGTATGGAAATATCTAAAAAATATAACATCGTTATTGAACGAAGAGGAGACGCATTAAATTAATGGCACAAATAGTAAATAGAAATGGACAAGAGTTTCCATTTCCAGACGATTATACTCAAGAGCAGATTGATGCTTACTTTGATAATTTAGAAAACAATAATCAAAATACAGAGGCAGAACCTAAAGAAGAAGAAGAGGGCAGAGGTATTTTAACTGATGTACCAGTTCAAGCTGTAGGTGGTGTTACTGATGCTAGTAAATCTGCATTAAGATTAATTGAAGGTGTAGGCCAAGACATGAAAAGAAAATTCAATGTTGGTGGTTTTACATTCGGTGATAACGCTAGTAATGGTTTTGCTGAATATCATACTTATGATGATGTAATTAAAAACAATATTAAATTACCTGTATCTGGAGACCCAACAGTAGTTGGTGATAGTGCTTTTGAAAATGTTATTCCAGATATTGATGAAGCAGATACAACAACAGGTTCAGTTACTAGAAGTATTTCACAATTTTTATCTGGTTGGTATTTAACTAAACCTGCTAAAGGACTTCAATTTGTTTCTGGTGGAAGTAAAGTTGCAAACTTTGCTAAAGCTACAACAAGAGGAGCAGTTGCAGATTTTGTAGCTTTTGATGAAGAGACAGGAAGATTTATGGATATGTTAAATACACAGTTTCCATCATTACAAAATCCATTATTTGAATACTTATCTTCAGAAGGTAAAGACGAAGGTTTTTACGAAGCTAGATTTAAAAATGCATTAGAAGGAGCTTTACTTGGTGGAGTTATGGAAGGTGTTATTAGGTCACCAGGATTAATTAAAGACCAGTTATCTGGTTTTGCTAGATGGATTAAATTAAAAAGACAATCATTAGATGGAAAAACTAAAGATGTTTCTAAATTAGCAAAAGTTGAAAGAGAGTTAATAAGACAAGCAGAAGAAAATTTTACTGCTTCTGGAAAAAAGAGTACACAAAAATTAGTTGAAAGTATTATTAAAGATAGTGGTTCTGATAAAATAAGTGGAGTTGTAAAAGAAATTCAAGAAACAGCTACAGATGATTTATTAAGCACAAGAATTGTAGACAATTTTTCAAAATATCAAGAGAGAGTTAGAAAAGGTGGCAAAGCTAATTGGAGAGATATTGATGAAGCATTAGATTTAGGATTATCTCCTAGAGCATACGCTGACACAAACTTTGGAATTATAGCTTTAAACGCTATGAGAAAAATAATTAACACAGAGAAAAAGTTTGATGTGATGTCTACTGAAATAATTAAAAGACAAGCAACAAAAGCTGGATATGACATTATCCAAACAACAAAAATGTTAGGACAGCTTGGTAATAAAATGGAGCAAGGTCTTAAGTTTATGTATGCTTCTCAAGCTATCCAACAAAACCTTGCAGATGCTTTATATAAAATGTCTGTAGGTTTATCTAAAGGTACTAAAGAATATACGCAAAAAGAGGCCATGATTACTACTGCCTTGTTAATGAGATTAATGAGGTTTGATGACAAAGTTGCATCTAATCTTGGTAGAGGTTTAAATTTAAGAGGTATTTTAAAAGACCAAAATGTTGATTTAGCTAATGACCAGATACTTAATTTAGTAAGAAACATGGATAGTTGGCCTGGAGATATTAAGGCTTTTTATCAAGGTGTTGCTCAAGTTAGAGATAAAAACATGCTTACAAGAATTATGGATTTCACTTTTAGAAATCAAGCTTGGAATAAAGCAAATGAAGTTTGGATGTCTTTTGCATTATCAAATCCAAAAACTCAAATAATTAACATTGTATCAACTGCAAATAATTTATTTTTAAGACCAATACAAACTTGGACAGGAAGTAAATTAACTTGGGGTTTAGATGATTACACTAAACAAGTCATGAAAGAACAAGGTGAAGACATGGTTTCTACTATGGCAGGTTACAGAAGTTATTTATCTGATGCACTAACATTTACTAAAAAAGCATTTAACGATGAAGATAGTATATTGTTCGCTGGTAGTACAAAGTTTGACACTAATACAAAAGCATTAGGAAATAGTAAGACAGCAAAAGCTATAAGAACACCATTAAGAGGTCTTACTGCTATGGATGAATTTTTTAAACAAATTTCATATAGAGCAAGATTAAGCGCTATAGCTACAAGAGAAGCAATAGAGAGTGGTGCTTCAAATACTAAAATAGTAATGACATTAAAAGATGGAACTAAAATTTCTGAATTTGATGCTTTAGTTGCTAAAAGATTTAAAGCAGGTTTTGATGAAACAGGTGTAATAGCTGTTGATAAAGAAGCTTCAAGGTTTGCAAAAGAAGTTACATTTACAAAAGAATTAGATGGAGTTCTTGGTTATGTTCAAAGAATAACAAATGAAGTTCCATTCATTAAACAGATTTTACCTTTTGTAAAAACACCTGCTAACCTTGCAATACAAGCAATTGAAATGACACCATTAGGATTAGTCGGTAAAAACTGGAAACATGCTACTGGTACATCAAGAGACGCTGTTAAAATTGCAGAAGTAAGAGGTAGAGTTGCAGTTGGTACAATTATTTTAGGTTCAATGAGTATGATGAATTTAACTGGAATGTTTACTGGTGGTTATCATCCAGATAAAAATATTAAAAGACAACAACAATCTATGGGGTACCAACCTTATTCAATTAAGATACCAGGTACTGATACTTATATTGAATATGGAAGATTAGACCCAATTGGTATGTTGATGGGTATGGTTGCAGATTATGGAAATATTTATAATGAGCTGAATGATAAAGACAGAGAGAAAATTGAAAATAATTTATTATCATTTATGGTTAATCAACAACAAGGTGCTGAAGAAGATTTAGGATTAGACACTAAAATTTCAAACATGGCTATTGCTGGATATAAAACAGCATTTAAAAATATTGCATCTAAAACTTATTTAAAAGGTTTAGTTGATTTTGTTACTTCTTTTGATGGGAACCAAGTAGATAAAAAAGGTCTATGGTGGTTAGAAAACAAAGCAGGTTCTTATGTTCCTAATATTTTATCTAAAGTAATGAATGACCCATTCTTAAGAGAAACAGATGGATTTATACAAGCATTTCAAAAAAGATTAGGTGGTGTTGGTTTACCTAAAACTTATAATTTACTTGGTGAAGCAATAGTTAATTCACAAAATGCTCCAGGTAGATTGTTTAATAGTATGTTTAATCCAGTGTCTATTAAAGGACAAAAGGATGACAAGGTTTTAAAATCATTTATTGAAAATGATATTAATATACCAGCTTTAGAACCAGTAATTAAAGGAGTTGATTTATCTAAATTTGTAAATCCAAAAACAGGTAAAACTGCATTTGAAGAATACAATGAATTAATTGGTAACTCTGGATTAAGAAAAAGTTTAGAAAAATTAGTACAAAGTAAACGATACAACGATGCTCCTAGTCAAATTACTTTAGATGAGAATAATAGGTTTGGTGGTAAAAAAGCTATTGTTTACGACAAGATTAAATTTTATAGAGATTTAGAATTTAATAATATTCAATTTTCTAACAAATATGTTTCTAAAATGAACCCAGATATTACATTGGGTCAAGCGTACATTAACAAAGGCATTATCACTACAATAGGTAAAGCCACTAATAAATACCCAAAAGTTAAAACAGGAATTTACGATTTTATAGACCAAAGCAAGTAAGGTCATAAGAGGACACTTTAGATATATAAACCATGTCATTTTTAGCTCGTGTGTCGTACACAGCAAATGGAAGTACCGACACATTTTCATTTTCGTTTCCTTATATTCTATCATCACATGTAAAAGTGTATGTTGGTGGAGTAGAAGATACTGGTATTACATTTCCAACTACATCTACAGTTCAATTGTCATCAACGCCAGCTAATGGAGCTGTTGTTCTTATTCAAAGAACGACACCTTCAGATGCTAGGCTGACAGACTTTCAAGATGGGTCGGTTTTAACTTCAGCAGATTTAGACCAGAGTGCAGACCAAAACTTTTATTTATCACAAGAAACAAAAGATAATGTAGCTTCTAAAATGGGTCTTGATGCTTCAGACAGATTTGATGCTTTAAATAAAAGAATTATAAATGTTGCAGACCCAGTAGATAATACTGATGCAGTAAACAAACAATTCATATCTACAAACTTACCTAACATCACAACAGTTGCAGGTATTAGTTCTGATGTAACAGATGTTGCTAACATAGCTTCTGATGTCACAGCAGTAGCAAATGATGCTACAGATATTGGTACAGTGGCAACCAACATGCCATCAATTACTACAGTAGCTACTAACATCAATGATGTAATTAAAGTAGCTGATGATTTA